CATCGCCCACGCTGGCGGTGAATCTGTATGTGCCTGGCTCTGGGTTCAACATCACTGTGCCAACCCCAGTCAGCAATGACCAATGGATGCTTTTGCAACCCGCTGGAACGCTGGCAACGGGCACGATTACTTTGCCGTTGAACACTGGTGTGCCTGATGGCACTACGGTGCTGATTACCACCACCCAAGAGATTACATCGCTGACGATTGCGCTGAATGGTGCATCTGCTATTTATGGTGGAGTGTCATTCTTGGGCGCAGGGACTGCGACAGCCATTCGGTTTTATCAACCCACCAATTCTTGGTATCAGATTAACGCTGATGCGGTTTATGGCGCAAACGTGCAGGCATTTTTGGCTGTGCCATCGAGTGCCAACCTACGAGCGGCAATGACGGATGAAACTGGAACTGGTTTGTTGGTGTTCAACACCAGCCCGACTTTAGTCACCCCGATTCTTGGCATCCCGACTTCAGGAACATTGACAAATTGCACAGGCTTGCCGATTGCAACTGGTGTATCGGGCTTGGCTGCAAACGTAGCAACCTTTTTAGCAACGCCAACAAGTGCTAATTTACTGGCGGCTGTAACAGATGAAACAGGTACTGGCGCATTAGTATTCACAAATTCACCAACATTGATTACCCCAAACATTGGTGCGGCTACTGGTACAAGTTTGACCGCCACAGGCGTAATTGCATCAACTGGCACGGCTGGCATTGGTTATGCCACAGGTGCAGGCGGCACAGTCACCCAAGGCACAAGCAGAACCACAGGCGTAACTCTGAACAAAACATCTGGTGCAATCACCTTGTTCAGTGCGGCAGGCTCGGCAACAGCGGCAACTTTCACTGTGACTAATAGCACGGTGGCGGCAACCGATGTCATCATCCTGAACCAAAAATCAGGCACAGACTTGTACGACTTAATGGTCACTGCGGTGGCGGCTGGCAGTTTCAACATCACATTCCGCACTACTGGCGGCACGACCACAGAAACTCCAGTGTTCAACTTTGCAGTTATTAAAGGCGTGGCAGCGTAATGGCTACCAAGCCCAAGTCCTCAGTCAATGCGGCTGGCAACTATACAAAGCCAACCATGCGTAAGCGTCTCTTTGAGGAAATCAAAGGTTCGTCTGTGCAAGGGACTGCGGCTGGTGAATGGTCGGCTCGCAAAGCCCAACTGCTGGCAAAGAAGTACAAAGAAAAAGGTGGCGGTTATAAATGAAAGCCACACAAAAAAGCCTCAAAGACTGGGGGGCGCAGAAGTGGCGCACCAAGTCAGGAAAGCCATCGTCTGAGACGGGCGAGAGGTATTTGCCTGAGAAGGCTATTAAGTCACTAACAGCGGCTGAGTATGCGGCAACCACACGGGCAAAACGTGAGGCTACCAAGGCAGGCAAGCAGTTTGCCAAGCAGCCTAAAAAGATTGCTGAAAAGATTAAGGGCTTCAGATGAAAACCCCAGCCTATGCACGTAAGGAAGGTCAGAATCCCAAAGGCGGTTTGAACGCCAAGGGCAGGGCTGCGGCAAAGGCTGAAGGCATGAACCTCAAGCCACCAGTGAAGTCTGGTGACAATCCCCGCAGAGCATCGTTTCTAGCCCGTATGGGTGGCAATGCAGGCCCTGAATATAAAGATGGTGAGCCAACCCGCCTATTGCTGAGTTTGAGGGCTTGGGGGGCTTCCTCAAAGGCAGATGCCAAAGCTAAGGCGAAGCGCATCTCTGAACGCAACAAGGCTAAGTGATGCAAATACCTATTCTGAATGGCATCTACACCGACAACACACCTGAACTGCGTACAGCGTATCCAGTCAATCTTGTGCCTGTGCCAAAGCAGTCAGGCATCAGCAACGGGTTTTTACGACCAGGCGATGGCATTGTGTCCAACGGCACAGGAACTGGCATTGACCGTGGTGGCGTGAACTGGCAGGGCGAGTTATATCGGGTCATGGGCACAAAGTTGGTAGAGATAAGCAGCGCAGGGGCAGTAACAACATTGGGCGATGTGGGTGGTCCAACAAGCGAATTAGTGACCTTTGATTACAGCTTTGACCAACTAGCGATTGCATCGGGCGGGCGGTTGTATTACTGGAACGGCTCGACCCTGACCCAAGTGACCGACCCTGACTTGGGTGTGGTACTCGATGTGGTTTGGGTTGATGGGTATTTCATGACCACGGATGGCGAGTTCTTGATCGTTACCGAATTATCAGACCCGACCCAAGTTAATCCATTGAAGTACGGTAGTTCTGAGGTTGACCCTGACCCTGTTGTGGCTTTGTTAAAGTTGCGGAACGAAATCTATGCTTTGAACCGCAACACGATTGAGGTATTCGATAACGTGGGTGGGGAGTTGTTTCCATTCGCACGAATTGATGGCGCACAGATACAAAAGGGCGTTGTCGGTACATTTGCTTGCTGTGTATTTATTGAGCGCATTGCGTTTTTAGGTAGTGGTAGAAACGAAGCCCCAAGTATTTATGTGGGTGCTGCCGCTGTTGCTCAAAAAATAAGCACACAGGAAATCGACAACTTATTACTGGAATACACCGAGGCGCAGTTGGCATTGGTCAAGTTGGAGGCGAGGAACGACAAAAATCATGAGCATCTCTATGTCCACTTGCCTGACCGCACCGTGGTTTATGACTCATCCGCATCTGAGGCTTTACAGACTCCTGTCTGGTTTACCCTTACAACAGCATTGGTCGGGTTTGCACAATACAGAGCTAGAAATCTTGTTTGGGTATATGACAAGTGGATGGTTGGAGACCCGCAAAGTTCAAATATTGGCTACTTGGTGCAGGATACTGGGCATCATTGGGGTGAACGTGTGCGTTGGGAGTTTGGCACATTGATTGTCTACAACGAAGGCAATGGGGCGATATTTAATGAGCTGGAACTGGTGAGCTTAACTGGTAGCGTTGCACTTGGCACAAACCCTTTTATCAGCACCAGTTACTCGTTAGATGGTCGTTCATATAGCCAAGACAAATTTATTGCTGTTGGCTTGATTGGCAATACAAGAAAGCGTCTCGCATGGTTTCAACAGGGTCACATGAGGAACTGGCGCATACAGCGTTTCCGTGGAGATAGTGATGCCCATGTGTCTTACGTTCGCCTTGAGGCTCAGATTGAAGCATTGGCGTACTGATGGCAACCGCACCCGTATCACGCAAGCTGAATCTGACGCGAGACCAACTCGCGGCATTCCTGACTGACCAACAACAGATTCGTCAGTTTGAGTTATTGTTTTCTACTGTTGACCAACTACAAGTTATTACAGGGACGGATTTTGAGTTTCAAGCAGACAATGCGGCTGCCACCGCAAACGAGGCTTTGGCGCAACTTGCATATATTGCCCAAGAGTTAGCGGTCAACTGTGCGCTGGCAGAAAACAGGGCAAATCAGGCTTTGGAATTGGTGGATAAGCTGAATAAAGCGGTTGATGGTTTGCAGATGACTCCACCGCCAAGGGAGTTCAAACGAGCAAGATATGGGTCGTTTTACGACACCACCACTCAAGTAGCCACAGTTATCAACACAGCCAAGGCCATCACATTTAACAGCACAGACCTCAGCAATGGAGTGTTCATCGGTTCACCTACCTCACGCATTATTGTGGATAGTGAGGGCATCTACAACTTTGATACATCATTTCAGTTAGATAAGACCGCAGGCGGCACGGGGATATTTGATTTTTGGTTTCGCCTTAACGGTGTCGATGTGCCAGACAGTTGCAGTCGAATCAGAATTCAGGGTAATAACGCTGAGATTTTTTCATCACTAAATTACTTTTTTGATCTCAAGGCGAATGACTATGTTGAACTGATGTTCTCGGTCGATGATCTAAGTGTTGAGGTAACTGCTTTTGCTGCTTCAGCACCCCACCCACTCATTCCGTCCATAATTCTCACAGTCAACAACAACATCGGAGGTGTCCAGTGACAGTAACAGTAAAAGTGCTAATTCCTGCAAAACAGGCAGAATCTGCACAAACAACCCAATACACCGCAACAAATGCCAAGGCAATTATTGACAAATTCACAGTGACAAACACCAGCGGAAACAATGTAACTTTCAGTTGCAACTTGGTAACCAGTGGCGGTTCGGCAGGCGCATCTAACTTAATTATCGACACACGCACTATCGTGCCAGATGAGACCTACACTTGTCCTGAGCTGGTCGGGCAGGCATTGGATTCAGGTGGATTTATATCCACAATCGCAGGGACGGCAACATCCCTGACCATCCGAGCATCAGGCAGAGAAATTACTTAAGGAGTACAGCATGAAAGAATTTATGGTTATCCCACGGGGCTTTAATGGCTTGCCGATGGAAGAGGAGTTTTTGACCAACGCAGAGAATAAAAAAAACTATGCCGTTGCGGTTGCTGACTGGAACTATGGTCCTGAAATGCCAACGAATGAAGCTGGCGCAAATAAGGATTTCTATGCAGGACTGGCAGAGGCGATGCAATGCGACGAAAAAGACGCAAGACGCAAGCATTGCTCAAACTGCGAGTATTACGACAACAGCTTTATGACTCAAGTCAGAATTGAGCGCATCCCGATGGCAGCTTATGACAAGGGCGCAGG